GCCTCCGCCGCCGCCGCCGCCTCCGACCACGCCGCCTCTAGCTCGGCATTGGATGCTTCACCGAGCGCGAACCTCTCGGCCACTTCGCAGGACTTCCAGCTGCGCTCGTCCGGCTCTCGCCCTGCCGCACGCTCACGCTCAAGCGCGCGGCGCGCACAGTCGACAGCAAACAGACGCAGGGTCCGATCGGATAGAAATTCTGTGCGCAGCACCAGCCACAGCCGATCGGTCGGAGGAATATCCTCGCACTGGAGGACTTCCAGCGCGGCTACTTCGCGCGGCGCCGGGAGCATCGCCTCCACATGCGTGTCGGGCCAGCAGGCCTCCCATTCGTCACAGATCAGTTCGACTGAGAGTAATACGGTTTTCATCTTAACCTCTCTGCGGCGAGCGGAGTGATGTCCCTGTACACTACCGAGCGCTCCGCAAGTCGGAGCGGATTACTGCACCCCGGACAGACGCAACACTCTTCCGGGCGTCGGTCGAAGTAGTCTCCGCGTGTGCACGAATATTCATTCTCACAGTCGCGGCAGACCAATGTCACGTTCGAGCGCGGGTGTTGGGGCAGACGTCCGTAAGTTATGGTTCTCATGCTGACTCCAGTACCGGCTCGAACCGGCTCACGAAGGTTTCGATCGGGTCGGTCGCATCGTAGTGGTGGCGTGCCGAGAAGGTCCCGGACTCGTCGCGCTTCCACATCGTGAACGAGAACGAGCCGCGCTCGTGCCGGCAGACGTAGATCTGTCCGTCCTGCTTGTGGCGGTACCGAGCACCGTTCGGAGGCAGAGTCATGATTCGTTCTCCCTAGACAGAGTATTCCAATCGACGGCATCAGGATCGGGCAGGGCGAGCACGGCGCGGAAGTCGTCCAGCGTGCGCCCGAGCCAAAACAGCCATTCAGATTGCTCGTACGTGAGACCGAGGATGCGCTTGGCGGCCTTGTCCACCAGTATCCCCTTGCCAAAGAGCATCGAGCGCTTCTCTGGTGCGGGCCCGTACAGATCGACTGCGTGCCCGGCGAAGCAATGTGCCGTGCCGCACCACTGGCGCTGGTTCCACAGCTCCGGGTGCGCCTCGATGCGCGCGAGCACGGCCGCGAAGCGTTCGCGGTTCATGTGTCGGTCCCTTTCTCCTTGGTATCAGGGTCGGCGTTCAAGCAGATCTCGGTCGCCTCTTTGACCATCTGCATCGACACGAAGCGCTGGCGCACCAGAATGTCGAGCACGTGGGACGCGAGATTGGGTGAGCAGCGATGCTCGCGGTCGAGCCACGTGCTCGGCCACTCGTAGACGCGCTCGAGAGCCGATACCAGGGCCGAGATCGCCGAAGTCTGGCCGTTGCGCTGGCGAACGCACTTGAAGGCGTAGCTCCGGGCGTCCCAGATGTCGCGCGCCCAATCGGGAACGTCATCACTGGGCTTTTCTGTGCGCGCCACGTAGAAGAGCGTGCCGGCCTTCATTGGCTGCGCGCGCCAGTCGCGAGTCTTGCGTTTATCCGGCTCCAACGCGGGCAGGTCGCGTGTGAGTCGGTACGTACCGGGTTCGAGCAAGTCGCTCACCGGAACCCCACAGCGTAGCGGCGCTTTGCGCCCGTGCTCGGCTCGGTCAACTCGACCAAGTACCAGCTGGTCCAAGGAACCGGTTTCTTGCTGTCGTAGCAGATTCCGACGATGCGCTTGTCATCCCGGGTATCCTGGAACACCCGGAAATCCTCGCACACGCTCGGCTTGCCGTTGCCCTGCGCCCGGGACACGGACGGGAGCGCTAGCGTGCAGGCCAGCGCCACCAGCCGGAAGAACAGAGCAGGTCGCCGTGGCATCAGCTTGTTCACGACACGCTTGTACTGACCGGTTGAGCTGAGCGCTATGTCTACGTGGACGTTGCGCTCGCGCACCGGCTTAAATTCGATGTCCGGCGGAACTTCACTTGATCGGATCTGAATATACTTTTTGGCTCTGGCCATGGTGATTCCTTTCAGACAGGGTCGCGAGACGGATCGCGCCCGAAAATATAACCGCCACCGTCGACAGAAGCGTACCAGTCGGGCTCGCCCCCGAGTACTTGGGTCGCGGCGGCCTCGGTCCTAGGTACCGAGTGATGGCTACGCGCACGGGTTTCATGTGTTGTCTTCTCCTAGAATCGCAAAACGGTGAAGCTCGCCAGCGAGGCCGGACTTGCAACAGTCGCACCCGCGGCGCGAGAATGGCTCGATGCCGTTGTCGTCCTCTTCGCTCCCCGAGTCGAAGTCCGGCACAAGGTGCGGCCCGAGACGTTCGAGGCCCGCTTGTGTGCGAGCGATCGCGGCGTCCGTGCGGAAGCCGGTGTAGTCGTCATTGCACGCGGCAACGGTGCAACCCTGGCAGAGCCAGATGTCGTCCCGGATGACCTTCATTTAACAACCCTCGCGCCGCGCTCTCCCGTCTCCGGATCTTCGTATCCGCTAAACACCGGACGACCTGCGTCAGCAGCCTCGAGCACTTTGGAACAGCGCTTGCACTTGCGGTGTTCAGGAAGCGCCCGGAACGTTGGCTCGGCAGTCACGTGCACGTAGTGCGGCGCGCCGCACGCCGCATGTTGCGTCGGATGAGGAGCGTGTGTCTTGTTCACCGCGCGCCCTTTCGCACAGCGCCCGTCTCTGGGTCACAGAATCGGTGCTCGCGGTACGCGCTCACGTGCTCGCCGTGCTCCTCAGCCCAAGCGAGCTGTGCCGGTGTGTAGCCGGCGAAGTAATCGCGGTCCGTGTCGCCGGGTTTCATCGCCACGGCAGAAAGCGCGAGCTCGCGCGCCTCGGTGCCATCGATGCTCGTCCACTGGTTCACGCCACAGAACAGCTGGCCGCGCGGGAAGATGACCTCGCGCCCGTGGCGGACCTCCAGATCGATGTAATTGTGTCCGGTCTCGCTGGGACGCGGCGCATCGTACGCGCGCACCATGATGGCCGGCTCGCCCTGCCGCATCGGCGGGACACGCAAGGTGAATAGGTGATTCGGGTCGGTCATGGCGAGTCCTCCGCCAGGAACACGGCCTCGATGTTCACGTGCTCGAGTCCTTGTTCGTAGGCTTGATTCCGTGCCGCTTCGGCGGCCAGCGCGGCATCCTCGGCCGTGAACTCGTAACGGTAGAGTGCCATGATTCCAATGGCGCCAACGCGGCGCGCCGAGATCTCAACTGTCCAGCGGGGCATCCTGTGCTCTCTCCTTTCGGCCAGTGGCGACCGGCGCGCGCCCGGACCGATGTCCGAGCCCGGACCAGGCGTCAGTGGAATACGTCGGGCGATGGGGCGCCAAGAAGAGTGCGCCAGTAGAAGTGTCCTTGCTTCTCGGGGTCGAGCTGATGGTACTGCGCTGGGGTCATATCCCCGCGCGTGCGCGGCTTGCCGTCGCCCAGGTCGAAAGCCCAAACGCACGAGGCGTAAGCATTGTTGCGCAAGCAATCGAGCGTGCCGCGAAGGTAACCGGCCTCCTCGCGCGTCAGAAGCTTGCGCTCAGGGCTCTGATGTACCTGGCGCTCGATCTCGGACAGAATCCGATCGAAGTGCCAGTGCTCGCGTGCGGCTTGCGCCCAAATCTCGCGAGCGATGCCGCACAGCCAATTCAGGCGCCCAGGGCGCGAACGACGCGAGCTCATCGGCGGGACTCCTGTGCCAGCGAGGTGAACACGATCTCGCGCGGAGCTTCGTACCCGCTCAGCACGAGTGCTCTGGCTTCCGCGGCGTCGGCCTCGGAGTGCCTGTCAAGGCCCCTCAGGTACGCCGCCCTGCGCGCTAGCCGGCAGGCTTCCCAGTAGTCGGTCGCGTGGCGATTCACGGCGCCCTCCGGAGCTCGCTCGGCTCGCGGTAAATCAGGTTCCCTGACTCGGTCCGCACGATCACGGTCGATGACTGGACCAGTGCGCAGGGTGGTTCAGGGACGTCATCGCGAAGCGACTCCAGCCGTACCGGCTTCCAGTCACGGCCGATCTTGGCCAAGTACTTCTGCCCGACCACCAGGTTCTCGCGTTTCATCTTCACTCCTTTCGGCGCCCTCTGGCGGCCGGTACGAGCTCGGACATGGGGTCCGGGCCCGTGCCCGCGGTCAGTCGGCGTTCAGGATCGCTTCGTCCAGCTGCGCGAGCTCGGCCGAGCCGGCGAACCCATCCAGCAGCTTTTGCTGCCGCTCAAACAGCCCAGGTACCGAGGCCGGGAGCCCACCCTCCGACACACACGCCTCGGCCGAGAGCCGGAACGCCGCAGCGAACAGCCTCAGCGCGTCTCCCGTCGTTTCGTAGGCCCCGATCATGTCCGCCAGCCGAAGGATGTGCTCCGGGATCAAGTCCTCACCCGCCAGCCTCGCCGCCCTCGCCTCTCGCAACTCACGTGTCATCCGTGCCATCTCGATGCTCCTTCCTCGGTCGATGACCGATCATGTGCAGACAGCATGCATCAGGAGTCGAGCGCAGTCAAGCGGTGTCTTGCTGTTTCACGAATAACGGCTGGCCGGCCTGAAACGGGAGCTCGAGCAGTGTTATGCAAGAGTCGTGCTGAGTGTTTTTAAACTGGTTGAACCAGTTGCGTTTTCCGTTTTGGGCCCATTGGCCGAAAGCTGATAGGGCGTTCTCATGTACTGTTAGAATGTATAGCTTGTTTTGTCCGTGGATTGGACGAAGGAGCCTGGCCGGTTGGTCAGTTTAATTAAGAAACAGCGATCTTTCCTGGAAGTAGTCGGCTGGATAATGGGCCGAATTGTATGGTCACAAAAAAAACGCGGTCACACGGATATGCGATGATTCTGGCTGACACTGGTAGATGCTGTTTTTCAGGCGTCTGGATGCGGTCAGTTGGACGAATGAGCTTGGCCGGCTGGTCTATTTAATTAAGAAATAGCGATCTTGTTCTACAGTTTCTCTAAAGAGAATTGGGAGGGGTGGTAGAGGGGGCATAGGCGAACTTTTTTTCGACGAAATTCTGAATAAATGGGGCTCCTGAGGTAGACTGGATCGCGGGCCGGACAGGCTAACTACCCGAATTCATTAGACACAGATCGGCGACCGGCCCGTGAGAATGACGCACCGAGACGAAGAACGGCCCGAGAGCCGGATAAAAAACTGAAACGGCCAGCCGGCATAAAAACCAGATGAAAGGCCGACGAAAGTGGCCAGGTCGAGCACGACGCAGCGCGCTGTACTGGGCCGTGACCCGGTCTTCGACGCACCGTGGCGAAGAATGGATCGCGGGCCGGTTTTTAGACAGAGTCTAACTCAGTCGGCCAGTCGGTAGTTCAGCCATGGGGCCGGCACTGGACCGGCGGCCGACAGAGCATCCCTTTTTCGAAGGGAGGGTGGCCGGCGCGGGGGACCCCCTCTCGGGCTCAGAAAATACTGAAGACACTCCTATACAGTCCCGAATAGCCCCGTAAACGAGCCAACTCCATCCGAAGCCACCGACACCCGCATCACCCGTCGAAAAGCTCGCCAGCGGGCAGCCTGAGCCCAGCACGGCCCTGGTCCCGGGCCAGGCTAGCGCGCGTCCAGAGGGCCCGGCCGAGGCCCCTGCGGCTGTGCCACACATGACCATACATGCGACTGGATGTGTTGCAAGCTATGGCAACTTGTGTCAAGTTCCGCAGTATGCGCGGCCCAGGCACGAGTCAGGACCTGAACGACATCGAGCGGAAGATGCTCGAGGCGGTGGCGAAAGAGTGGGAGCGGTATCAGCAGCAGGACGGGCCGATTCCGCAGACGCTGGTGAAGCTGATGGTGGATGTGCACGACCGGCTGATGAAGCGGCTCGCGCGGAGTCACGGGCAGAATCAGGCGGATTTGGGGACGCGCGAAGGACTCGCGGCGCTTCTGTTGCAGCTCGAGCAGGAACGTCAGGAAGTTATCGAGCTACTGCAGCAAAGGGATTTCTATTCATGAAAGCTCCGTTCGAGTACGCGTTAACGCAGCTGCGTCTGGGCAAGAAGCTCCAGCGGTCCGGCTGGAACGGCAAAGGCATGTATATCGTGCTGCAGAAGGCCTATCCGGACGGGATTCCCATCAACAAGAACACGGCGGAGGCCACTGGGATTCCGGAGGGCACCGTGTGTCGATTCCTACCCTACCTGATGATGAAGACCGCGGACGACTGTTTTGTTCCGTGGCTCGCGAGTCAGACGGACATTCTTGCTGCCGACTGGCAGGTCGTCGAATGAACGAGCCGAAGGCGCCTCCAGCGCCCACGATCGCCTGGGTCAGTTTCGTGGAGACGCAGGAGCGATTCACGAAGTCGGCGGGGCTCGGCGCCGGAACGCAGGTTCGGATGGTGCACGCGGCCGACGGTGTGACGATCACGGAAGACGCGATCGGGGTGGTGATTCAGAGCAGCGAGGGCCGCGATCGGGTGCCGTGGGCTGCGGTGAAGCGGGTCAGGTACCGGTAGTGCATGCGAGCCGAGATCGCAGCTCTCCGGCTCAAGAAGCTCTTCAGCTCGCCTGAGGAGCTCTTGGTGTCGGAGCACGGGTACGGGCTCACGACGGCGACGAAGCTTCAGCGCGCTGTCTCGTACGTGATGTGCGGCGTCCCGATGCCCCCAGCGTACGCCACCGACCCGGAGGTTCTGGAGGCATTCGGGGGAATCGAGCCGAAGCCGACGCCGGAAGTGGTCGTGCTGGCAGCGATTCGCTGCGCGAAGACCCTGCTCGCGTGCGTCGGTGTGACGTGGGCGAGCCAGCACTGCGTGATGCCGCCTGGATTGCGACCGGGAGAGATCCCGCGGGTGTCGCTCGTGTCGCGGTACACGGACCAGGCGGACGCTGCGTTCGCGTACCTGAAGGGCGCGTTCATGGAGAGTCCGGTCCTGAACCAGATCTTGCTGGCCGAGCCGACGTCGGAGCGGATCTTGGTCCGGCACGCCTCGGGGACCCCAATCGAAATAATGGTGGCGGCCGGCGCCCGCAGCGGCACGACGCTGATTTCGCGCTGGATGGCGGGGATGATTTTCGACGAGGCGCCGCGCATCGCGTCCGAAGCGGACGGCGTGGTGAATCTGAAGTCGATGCGAAGCGCCGTCGTCGGCCGCATGCTGCCGGGAACGGTGGTGATCTACGTGGGCAGCCCGGTCGGCGCGATCGGGGACGTGTATGACATGGTCCAGGAGAACTGGGAGAACCCGGACCAGCAGATCACGGTGGTGCGCGCGACGGGGCCGCGCATGAACCCTTACTGGTGGACGCCGGAGCGGTGTGAAGATCTTCGGAAACGCGACCCGGACGCGCACCGGACGGACGTGCTCGCGCAGTTCTTGGATCCGGAACAGAACCTGTTCACGTCGGTCGAGATCGAGCGCGCCACGCGCGAGTCAGGAAACCTCGAGCGGGAGCCCGGCCGCCTGTACACGGCATGCATGGACCCGGCGACGCGCGGGAACAGCTGGACGTTCGGCATCGCCGACACGACCGACAACCGGAAGTACCGCTGTGTGCACGCGGAGCAGTGGACCGGATCCACCGCCGACCCGCTATCGCCGAAGACCGTACTAACGGAGCTCGTGCCAACGCTGAAGAAGTTCGGGATCCGCACGATTCTGACCGATCAGTGGGCGGTGGACGCGCTCCGGGACATCGTGCGGGACCTGTCGAAGGAGCTCGACTACGAATTCGAGCTCGCGCCGCGCATTCTGAGCGCAACGCTGAAGAAGGCGTATTTTCTAGGTCTGAAGGCCAGGTTTTCGAACGACGCGATCGAACTGCCGAAGAACGCGAAGCTGCGCGAGGACCTGCTCCGCGTGAAGAAGCGCATCAATAGCGGCGGCGAGTTCTCGATCGTGTTCACCGAGACGGCCGACGGGCGCCACGCCGACTACGCAGCGATGCTTGCGATGCTCTGTGGCCAGTACATCGAGGAGAGTCCGGCGGAGTCGAAGGCTACGGCGACCGATGAAGGCGACGAATACGACAAGTTGTTCGGCATCGAGGAGACGCTCGACGCATACCAGCAGTGGGAGATGTACTGATGGAAGACAGAATCGTGGTTGCTTTGGACCGGGACAAGAAAACGATCTGGGTTGGCTTCCGTGACGAGAACGGTGACCTGGTCCGAGAGTTCGAGGTCAGCGTGAAGAATCCGGATGCGTTCAGCATCGGCGACGCATTCACTGGGGTTTTTGGAAAATGACTGCGCAGGAGATCGAAGAGCTGATTCCGGTCCTGAAGAAGCTTCGCCAGCTCGGCCTGACGAAGTTTGAGCACCATGGCGGCGTGTTCGAATTCAACTCGGACGTTGTGGCGGTGCCGGTGAACCTGGAAGAGCTGCCACAGCGCTACCGGTCAGACGAGGAAGAGGCCGAGATCGCGCGTCGGTACATCGAACGGAAGCAGGAGGAGGCGAACGCAGACCTGTTCGCCGCGGTATGAATCATGGCTCAGACGTGGAACAGGATCCGGACCAGAACCTATAGATCTTGGGAAGCTATGAAGCGTAGGTGTACAAGGCATACGCAACATGCATTCCATCGATACGGTGGACGTGGAATTACCTTTGATCCGGCCTGGGCATCGTTCGAGAATTTTCTGAAAGACATGGGAGAGTGCCCATCTCCAAGCTATCGCTTAGATCGCATCGATAACAACGCGGGCTACTCAAAATCTAACTGTCGCTGGGCCTCCATGAAGGAGCAGTGCAGAAACAGAAGCACAAACCGTATTGTAGAGTGTCGCGGAGAGAAAATATCTCTTGCCGAGGCTGCAGAAAAATACGGGATCAACTATCATATGCTATTCGCGAGACTGAAGCTCGGGTGGACGATAGAAGAGGCGATTTCTAGGCCGAAGAGGAATATCTGATGGCTCAGTTCATTGATGACGAGCACTTTTCGGATTGGTGGCGGTCAGAGCCCGGCTCAGGCGGGCAAGCGGTCAAGGACACGCTCGACCAGATAATGACGAGTCAGGACGGGCTCCGGCTCGCGAATCTTCAGCATCTGCGCATGTACCGGAACTTCGCAGTGGCCGGTTTGGGCCCGCAGGGCTACGCGCGCATCGCGAACCGGTTCACGGACGCGCCGCTCGCGTTCAACGTGGTCCGGAACATGTGCGACGCGGTGACAGCGAAGATCACGAAGTCGCGCCCGAACCCCTGGTTTCAGACCTACGGTGCGACGTCGGAAGATCAGTATAAGGCGAAGCTGCTCGAGCGCTGGAGTCGCGGGGTGCTGTACGAGAACGAGTGCTATCGGCACGGACCGCGCGTGATGATGGACGCCTGCATTTTCGGCACGGGGTTCTTCAAGGTATGCGACACCGACAAGGGCATCAAGATCGAACGTACGTTCCCGGGCGAGATTATCGTCGACCATGCCGAAGGCATGTATGGGACGCCGCGCAACATCTATCAGCGGAAGTTCATCGACAAGGGCCGGCTCGCGCGGATGTTTCCGAAGCACAAGGCCGAGATCATGGAGCTGCAGAGTCCAGGCGCCGACGATGAAGAGGAGCTCGCGGCGCTTTACAGCGAGCGGCGTACGAATATGGTCCGGTTCGAGGAAGCGTACCACCTGGCGTCGGAGGACGGGGCAGACGACGGCCTGATGATTCAGAGTGCGGGCGGTATCGAGCTCGCGCGGACCACGTGGCCGCACTGGGACCCGTTTCCGCGAATCTACTGGGCCGAATCACCGCTCGGGTTCTACGGGATGGGACTTGCGGAATCGCTGAAGGGGATTCAGGCCGAGATCAACCGGCTGCTTCGCACGATTCAGAACGCGATGCACCTGCTCGGCAACCCTTATGTCATGGTCGACAGAGGCAGCAATGTCCAAAAGACCACTATCACCGATGTGCCGGGCTCGATCTTGCTCTACTCAGGGAAAGCGCCTGATGTCAAGGCATTCGCGACGGTGCATCCGGAGGTATTTGCGCACCTGGACCGGCTGTATCAGCGAGCTTACGAGATCGCTCGTATCTCTCAGATGATGGCGCACTCGGAGACGCCAACTCAGTTCGAGTCTGGGCGTGCCCAGCTCGTCGCCGACGAGATGCAGAACGACAACTTCAGCGTCGTGATTCGCGGGTACGAGAACCTGTTCATGACGGCGGTGAAGCTTGCGCTCCGTATCGCGGCCCAGAAGAAGAACTACAAGGTCCGTGTTTGGGGCGAAGAGGGCGTTGAGGAGATCGACTTCAAGAGGGACATCAACCTGGCAGAGAACGAGTACCTGATGCGCGTATACTCGACGTCGTTGCTCGGCGAGACGCCCGCGGGCCAGATCGATAACTTCGAGCGCATGGTGAAGTCGGGCTTGGTCCAGAACCCGGACGACATTCTGGAGAACATGGACCATCCGGACATTATCTCGGTGACGAGGCGCCGGCTCGCGCCGCGCAAGATCATCGAGAAGATGATCGACGTCATGCTTCGCGGTGGTCCGCAGCAGGCGCCTGACCCGCAGATGAATCTCGCGCTCTGCCTCGATACGGCGAATCTGATGTATCACGAGGCGAAGCTTGGATTCATGGACTCGAACGGCATGGTGAAACCCGAATATGAGGAGCGGTTGCAAAAAGTGAGGAACTTCATGGTCACGACTCAGGCGATGATGCCGCCGCCAATGCCCGCGCCTGCGGCGCCTGCGGGAGGGATGGCAGCGTGAGCGCCGAAGTAGTCATCGGCGGCGGCAATGCCGCGCCGACTCAGGCGCCTTCTACAGTGCTCGAGCCTGTCATCGACGGCGGGCCGAATTCGTTCGAGGACGTGCCGGAGGACGGGGGCGGGGATCTGGACCTGGAAGAGCTCCGGGAACAGGCCCAGAAGGTTCTGCGCGGCGAGAAGCCCAAGAAGCCGAAGGCTAAGCCGGAGTCGAAGCCGGATCCGCCTGCGGCTGCCGAGCCGCCGAAGCCGGAGCCCAAGGCAGAGTCCAGGCCCGAGCCGAAAGTCGCACCCAAGACAGAGCCGACGGAGCCCGCGGCGGAGCCGGAAGACCCGGACCTTACGAAGCGCCGGAAGGACGTCGCGCGCGAGGACGGCTCGATCGATGACGAGAAGCTCTCGAACGCTTTTGCGAAGCTGCACTCGCAGGAGAAGCGGCTGAAGGCGCGGGTGACGGAGCACGCGCAGGAGCGCGGAGCGTTTGAAGCCGAGCGCCAGAACTGGCAGCGGGAGCGGGATGCGTTTCACCAGGAACGGCAGCAGTGGCAACAGGAGCGCGAGTCGCGCCGGCAGCGTGCGGCGAAGGAGCCGCTCACCGCGCTCGAAGAGATCGGCTGGAGCTGGGACCAGCTGACGAAGTATGTTGCGAGCCAGGGCCAGATCCCGATCGAGAAGCAGATCCAGGACGTGCGCACGAGCTTCGACTCGCGCGCGGACACGCTCGAGAAGGAAAACAAGGCGCTTCGGGAGGCATACCAGAAGGCGCAGGACGACCACCTGAGCTCTCAGTTCGAGGCGAAGGTGGGACAGGAGATTCAGGACCTCGTCGCCTCTGGGAAGTATCCGCTGGCTTCGAAGTACGGGGTGCCTCACATCGTGAAGACCACGCTGCAGAACATCCTCGGGCACTACGCTACGACCAAGAATCTGCTTGCGGCGCAGCATTGGATGGATCAATATGAGGCCGATCTCACGCGGCAGCGCGATCTGCTGGTGGGAGCCAGCGGGCAGGCCGCTGACGTAGAGTCGTCGAAAACTCCTGCGGCTGTGAAGCCAGTCACCAACCAAGCGAACTCGGAACGCTCACGCGCCCGCGTCGAAGACGACGGCGTGTGGACTGAAGAGGACGCGGAACAGGCACGCAAAGCGGCTTGGGCTCGCCTCCGAGGAGGTGCCTAGCCGGGGAGTTTTTGAATGGCAACGCCGTTGACGCCGACTGCATATCAGTCGGCACTCTATGTGCTCTTCCCGCAGAAGCGCATCGCTTCGTACGGGGTGGGCGAGCAGAATTTTTACACCTGGATCCCCAAGAAACAGGGATTCGGAGGACGCAACGCCGAGATCCCGATCGAGATCGGGCCCGGCGGTGGTACCAGCCCGGATTTCCAGACCGCGCAAGAGGCGAAGTCGGGTGGCGACATCCGGAACTTCACGGTCACCAGGACTCGCGCGTTCAATGTTATCGCGATCGACAACGAGACGATCGAGGCCTCGGAAGGGTCCGAGAACTCGTACATGAATGCGTACGAGCTTCAGGTGGAGAACGGGTTCAAGAAGCAAGTTCAGCGCCTCGGCTGGGACATGCAGGGCGACGGCACGGGCCTTCAAGGCGTCGTGCAGAGCGCCGGTCTCACGGCGACCACGTTCCGTGTGACCCAGGACCAGTTTCCGAAGTTCAACGTGAAGGACCGCGTGGTGTTCTGCGCGGCCGGCACGCCGACGACTCCGCGCGCTGGCGTGCTCGGGTTCGCGGTGATCTCGAAGAAGGACCCGAACAGCCTCACGTTGACGGTTTCGACGACTCTCGGCGGTGACAACCTGACGACGCTGGGCGTGGTCGCGACCGACCTGGTTTACTGGAAGGGCGGCATCGGTAACGCGCTCACCGGTACGAAGGCCTGGATCCCGACGGTGGCGAACCGGCCCGTTTCCGCGACTCTGTTCAAGGGCGTGGACCGGTCCGAGTCCGAAGGTGATCTCGCCGGGTACGCCTTCGACGGCAGCACGTACGGGCTCGCGGAATCGCTCGAGCGCGCACTCAGCTTCGGCTCGATCGCGAACTGCAACCCCGAAGTCGTGTGGCTGAACTACGGTCGGTTCACCGACCTTTCGCGCGAGCTCGGCGCATCTTGCGTCCGGGAGACCGTGAAGGTTGCGAACTTCGCCTTCGACAGCATTAAGATCAATGCCCGCGGGCGCGAGACGCGCGTGATGGCGGACATCAACTTCGCGGACGACGACGCGCTCGCCTGTACGCGAAGCTCCTGGAAGTTCTGGACGCTGAAGGGCGCCCCGCGCTTCCTCACGGACGACCGGATGCTGAACGAGGTGGCCTCGAACGGCGTCGAAATCAGGCAGGGCTGGTACGGAGACCTGATCTGCACGAAGCCGAACGATAATCTCCGCATCAAGCTGCCCGTCTGAGGAGAGCACCATGGCTGATTCAAACATCGTTTCTGGTCTGAAAACCGTGTTTCCGAGCGTGACTCGGGAAGCGGACGTCAATCGCTTCTCTCAAGAGGTGATGGACTGGATCAATGCGGCGGCTATCACGGGCACGACGGCGCTCGGCGAGACCCCCATCGGGGCTGCCAAGCTGAAGTCGCGTCTCGTGGGCCTCGTGCTCACTCCGGGCGCGGCGGTCACGGCGAACGGCACGAACTTTCTGAGCCTGATCTTCCGGAAGCGCACGGCAGCGGTTCCGGGTACCCAGGTCGGGCTCGTCTCGTTCGTGGCCGACACGCCTACGACGGACGACCTGGTGGCGTTCGCGGCCCGTGACATCCTGACCTCGGTCTATAAAACCGCGGCGGCTGACACAGACTTCAACTTCGCCCAGGACGACGTTCTGACGGTGGAGTTGACGAAGACTGGCACCGGTCTGACGCTCCCGATCTGCTCGGTCCGCGCGCTCTTCGAGCCGAGGGAGTAATCAATGCCGACTGCAAGCAAACCTCGCTTCGGCAAGCAGCCGAGCACGAACAGCCCTACGACGCACTTCATCAGCGGAGCTTTGGTCACGGCCGCGTCTCCAACGGTGGCGCGCGGCAAGGGGTTCACGGTCTCGAAGCCCGCTACCGGCCGGTTCCTCGTGACCATCAACGGCGGCATGGGCCGCATCGTCGCCGCAGTCGGGACGCTTCGTCAGGCCGCTGGCGCGGCGAACTTCCTGAAGGGCCCGAAGTACGTGAGCACGGACGACGCGGTGGAATTCCGGGTCGAGAACGCTTCCGGCACAGCAACGGATCCGGGTACCACGGACGAGATCGATTTCATCATCTCGGCCACCTGGGACAAGGACCCGATCTGATGGCAAAGCCGATGATGCTCGACGACGCGGCTCCGGAGGCGCCCGCTCCGACCGAAGGTGACGACGGAATGGAGGGCGCGCTCGAGACGCACATGAGCACGCTGATGGCCGCGATGAAGGCAGGGCAGGCGCGGAAGGCTGCTAACGCGCTAAAGAACTTCATCGAGGCCTGCAGCGGGTCGGACGAACCGGACGAGCTCGGCGGCATGCCTTCCGGGCCGTACTGAACGATGGCCGCGCCGACTTGGGATGTAGACGATCTCGAGCTCCGTGTCCGCGAGCGCGTGGACATGGTGGGTTCAAGCTTCGTCTCGAACGCTGAGATGCAGCGTTGGCTCGAGTCGGCGTGGCAGGAGTTCTACGGAATCATCTGCGGCGAGAAGCCCGAGATCTGCATGAGCGTGTTCTCTTCGTTCACGGCGGCGGGCAGCGAGGACTCGACTCTGAGTGGTCAGGTCAAGAAGATTCACGGGATTCGATATACCGACGGGTCGAATCAATACTTCCTGAATCAGATCTCGCTACGCGAGCTCCAAGCGTACTCGACGCTGCAGCGCGGGAAGCCCCAGGAGTATGTCTTGACCGGATCTCTGCCGCTTGGGCTTTGGCGGCTGTTCATTCGTCCGATTCCGGACGCGATCTACACCTTGGAGTGGTTCGTGTCGCAGCAGCTTTCGCTTGTGGATATCGCCGACACACAGCACGCTGTGCACTTCGACGTGGAGTGGTCGGAGTACCTGGTGCTGACGGCTGCGATCAAAGCTCGAGACAAGGAAGAGTCTGATTGCAGCGTGCTGATCGCGGAACGCGCAGCGTTCCTGGACAACATGCGGAAGTCCTGGAGCCCGATGGATGTGTCTGGTGCCGGGAACGTGGTTCGGGTGATGCAGCGCGCGCGGCCGATGGTTCGCGGCATGTCGGACGATCCGGTTTACGAGGACGATCTCTTTGCCTGAGATCAAGGGCGGGTTCGGACGCGGCGTAGACGTCGCACAACGGCAGTCGCAGCAGTACACCGACACGAAGGTTCCGGACTGGATCAAGTCCGGTGCCCGTATCAAGGACGTCAAGTTCGCTTCGGGCGAGACCGAGGTGACGGTGCAGCATAAGCTGCAGCGCAAGATCGAGGGCTGGAGCATGCAACGGCTGCGTCAGTCAGCTGGAGACTTCAACGTGATCTACGAGGTGAGCTCAGACGAGGCCACGATCCGGCTTGCGCGGGATGCGCAGAACGCGGACCCGTGCACCCTTGATCTGTGGGTGTTCTGATGCCGAGGCCTACTGGACTTCAGAAGGTCGTCGCCGAGCACCCGTTCACAGGGAAGCTCGATCAGAAGGATGCCGACGAGCTGATGCCGCCGCTCGAGATGGCGGTGCTCTCGAACGTGGATCTGTCCGAGCCGGGCAAGATCAAACGCCGCAACGGCCATGAAGACATGTCGATTGCGATGTACGACGGCCAGAGCTTCGGCCTGGTCGAGAAGCTTGCGGCTCGCGGCGGAGAGCTCGTCTGTCTCCAGAATCAGCAGATCTCGCTCGGCTCCGGTGCCGGCGTCGGCAACGCTGGCGATTCCATCGTCTCGTATTCGCCTGCGCACGAAGCTTGGAAGAACCACGGGAAGGTCCCGCGCCCGACTTTGCGCAAGGTCCTGACGAATCGCGAAGGGCAGGCGAACACCACGTCCGTGGCGGTGACGGCGGATGGCAAGTACATGATTCTTGCCTGGGTGGCGAAGGGCTACAAGTTCTCGGGTGGTAACAACGGTCAGGCGGTGCTCGCTCAGGTGTACGACGTGAGCGTGGAGCCTCCTGTGCTGGTCGAGGACACGCACGTACTGGATGAAACGGCGGCGACGTCAGCTGAGATTTGCGTGAAGTGCGTGGCCCTCACGAACGGAGAACTGGTCGTCGTCTGGAACTACAACGGAGCTGGTAGCCAGTTCGCCATCATGGTGGGCGGCTACAACGTCACGAGCGCCACCTGGAAAACGAACTTCAACTCGCAGCCCGGTGCAGGGAACTCTTCTTTCGACGTCTGTGCCTACACATCGAGCTCCATCGTCACTATTACGCGGTGGGACCTGGGCGCGCGCACCATTTTCCGCGAGGTAGCGAGCTCTGGCGCGACATTCGCTACGAATGCGACTGCTGTCTCGGGGACGGTGTCATCAGGAATCGCCTACGCGGTGGACGTGATCGCAGGCACGATCCACGGCCATCAGACCGATGGCACAGTGGGGCACTACTATCGCCTGACGTCGATGGCCGGGTTCGCGTCGGACCACGTGGCGACGATGACGACGGCTGCGAATCGACAGGTGCGCGTCGGAGTGGTCGGCACGTCGTCGACCTTGGCCTGGGTTTTTTCTTGGGATTGCGGCGTTTCCGGCACGAGCCCGATTCCGATGGTGCTCCACTGGCGAAGAGTGCTGAGCGGCGTCGTTTCAGGCGGCGACCATTTTCTCTCGGGCGTGGTCCTGACGCACAACCCGTTCAGCATTTCGGGGCGTGTGTACATGCCGCTTGCGGGCTGCGACGTCGGACTCGACGGAGTGACTCTGAATCAGGGATATTACTCCAGGTTCGGCTATGCGTTGTTCGAGATCGATACCGCGAACCCGTCCAACACCTACGCGACTGGGATTCCGGCAGCGGCGTGGGCTACGGACGTCGGCAACCACAAGGCGTTTAACGCGGCCTCCGGCACGGACACGAACATGCTCCGCGGCTGCGTGTCCGGATCGAAGTTCTATCTATCCGACCTGGTTGTCGGTGAGTACGTGCGCGGGCGTCGCTTCGAGCCGGGCACGGATTTCCAGTTCGGCCTAGACGCGCTCGACGTCGTGTCGTTCGAATTCGCGGACCCGAAGCGTTGGGATCATCGCGAGCACGGCGGGCAAACGATCTTCGGCGGTGGCCTGCTCTGGACCTATGACGGCATGACCGGGTTCGAGTGCGGCTGGCTCTGGCGCCCGCGCGTGCTGTCGGTGACCAAGGCAGCCGGCGGGTCGCTTGCGGCTTCATCCACCTACAACATCCGCCTCGTGTACGAGTTTCTCGATAGCGACCAGAAGTACTGGTATTCGATGCCGAACTACGCGGTGGAGTTCGGCGGGGCATCAGCCACGGTCGACACCGACGGTGTGAACAAGACGATCAACATCACGTTCCGGCCCCCTTCGTTCACGGCGATGGACAAGGCCTATCGGAATCAGACGATCAGGCCTCGAATTCTGGTGTTCATGACTAACCCGCCGAACTTCGGCGCCGAGGAATATTTCCTGGTGGCGACCCAGGACTTCGACCCGCGCTGGCAGACGTACTCTACCATCACGATTTCGACAGTGGCCGGGCTCGAGAACAGCGACAGGCCCTACACCTTCGGTGGCGAGCTCGAGAACTATACGCCGCCGCCAGCAACGGCGATCGAGTCGCATAGGGACCGGATGTTCGCGTTCAGCACGTACGACTTCCGGCTCTGGTACTCGAAGCCGCTGGCGTATGCGCGCGGCGTGGAGTGGGTACAGGAACAGACGATTCCGTGTCCGCAAGAGGTTGTCGGCATGGCGAGCCTGGAATCAGCGCTCGCCTGTTTCACGAAGGAGCAGATCTATGTCCTCGAAGGTTATGGGCCTTCGTCAACAGGTGTTCCTCCTGACGCTTTTGCTCGGCTGGTGTTACTTTCAGCCGAAGTGGGCCTCGCAGAACCGCAGGCTTTCGCGCGCACACCCGTGGGTGTAATATTCCGGTCGAACCAGGGCTGGTGGCTGCTCGATCGGACCCTGTCACTGAAGTACCTCGGTGCCCCGGCAGAGCGGACGATGAAGGAACTCGACGCCTACGTCACGCGGTCAGTGGACGTGGACCTGAAGCGCGGCGTAGTCCGGTTCCTGATGTCGAACGCGAGCGAGGACATGCGGCTCTGCTACTGGTATGACACGGACCGCTGGAGCACTGACACGCTCCCGTCAGGGAGAACTTTCCGGGACGCGCAAGTTATCGGTGACAACTACTACATCGCAGACACCGACGTCTGCATGAAGCTATCGACGTCGTCTTACGAAGACGGGCAGCATGGACTGAATCGCGTTTATCAGATGCAGGTGGTGTCCGGATGGATCAGATTCGATAACCTGGCTCAGGTGAAACGGGTCTGGCGAATCCTGGTGAGCCTGTACAAGGTTGCCGCGTCGGGCATCTCGATGCTCACGTACCGAGACTTCGACACGACCACACCAACCGGTGTTTCCGCGTGGGCAGATGCAGATCTGTTGACCGGATCGCATATTCTGCGTGTTCATCAGATTTATCAGAAGGTCCGGGCCGTGAAGATCTCGGTGCAGGATCTTCAGAACACGAATCCTCCTGGTCCTTTTTCCGGAACGACAGCTGGTTTTGAGCTGCTCGGGTTCGGTTTTGAGCTAGGATTGAAGCGCGGTGCTGCGAAGGCACCAGCGACGGAGACCAAGTAGATGCCGAAAGCCAAAGACTATGCAGCGAACGCCGGCACCGGCGCTGCCGTCGGAGCGACGGTGGGCTCGGTCGTGCCGGGTGTGGGGACCGCGATCGGGGCCGGTGTCGGCGGCGCTGCGGGACTCGGGTACACCGCGCTCGGCGGTGGCAGCCTGCTCGACACGCTGTCTGGGGCGGGTGTTCGATCGGACCGCCACTTCGGGCTCCAGAATCAGGTCCGCAACAGCCAGGTGCAGGGCCTGAATACGGTCGGGAACTGGGCCCTCAATGGGACCGGTCCGAGCCAGGCTCAGTCGCTGCTCACGCAGGCGCGGGAGCAGAACAACGCGAGCGCGGGTGGTATGGCGAAGGTGATAGCCGGCGGGAATCCGGCGCTTCAAGCGAGCCTCACCTCGAACATGCTTGCGAAGCAGAACGCGGCAACTGGCTATCAGGCGTCGCAGCTCCGGGCGCAGGAACAGCAGCAGGCGATGCAGCAGTACCTGCAGGGCTTGCAGGCGGCGCGGGAGGCGGACATCGACGTGGGCAAGGCGCGTACCGCGATCGACGTGCACAACGCCGACGCGCGCGGCGCGTTCTTCAGTGGTCTCATGGGCGGGCTCGGTGGAGCCGCCGGAAGGCTGTTCGGGAAATAACCATGCCGTACCAGAACACAGAGCTTCAGCGGATGCTCGCGGATCTCCAGATCGCAATGGACAGCGCCGACCGGAACAACAAGGCATCGGCATGGTCCGATGCGTTCCGGGAGGGCGCGGACATGGAGGCGGCGAAGACGAAGGCAGCGGGCCAGGCTGCGGGCGCAGCTGCGTACCAGAGCGCGGCTGGTGCCGGCGGCACGGGCGGCGGCGGGCCGAGTCCGGAGTTTGCGGCTGACCTGGGCGGCATGGGTCGAGCTCGCCAGATGGGGAACTACGCCCCGCAGGTAGAGCCGCCACCCGGCGCGCTCGGGTGGCGCGACCAGCCCTTCGATTACAAGGCTCCGCCGCCTGCGATGCCACAGGGCAACGCGATGGCAGGTATGGATCCGGGACTCGTCTCGAGCGTGTCAAGCGCCGGAGCCCCGGTCGCGCCGATGGGGCCGCCGCTTGCGCCGCAAGCGCCAGGGCCGGGCGTCTCGCCGCAGGACGCTGCCGCGCTCGATGCGATGCTGCGCCAGCAGCAGGCAGGGATGGGCGCCGGGATGCCTCCGGCGACGGCGGGGGTACCAGTCGGTGGCGCGATTCCGCAGCTGACAGGACCTGCGGCGAACACTCAGATCGATCCGGCTGCAGCGGCGTTCCTGCGGAGCCGAGGAGCGATGTAAGGTGCCCGACCCGTCGGAGCGAGACAGGGTGCGGTCCGCGCTGCTGTCGCATCAGACTCCGGCGGATCGGAGAGTTCTCTCGTTCGAGGACTACGACACGCTCGGCCGAAGCGGAGTGCCGGATCCGCAGAGCGCTGCTCCACCGACATCGCCGGAGGCGACGCTGGTGCGTCGCGCGGCTGGCACGGCCGTGACCGCGTTGATGGACCCGGTTCAGAAGGTCGCTGCGGTGTTCCGGAACGTGCCTGGGCTCGACGTGTCGAAGGTGACGCGCCTGAACGCGAACCAGGCCGTCGACGAGGCCGAGTCGCTCGCTCGAGCTGAACCTACGGCAGCGACGCGCGCCCGGCGCGAGGCAGGCGAACGAGCGTTCCCGGACTGGGCGGCGACAGGAGATCTGGCAGGCGAGGCAGGCGCAGGGGCTTTGACCGGAGCCGCGATGAAGGCCGCGCCTGCGGTCCGCGCAGAGCTCGGCCGGACCGGATTTGTGCGGCCTCCGAACGTGTCCGATCGGGAGTGGGAAGCGATTCGGCGCGCATCGCAGCGCGGTGTCGCGGTGGCTGACGCTCCCCAGGAGTCGCTGACGTCGTTTCAGCAGGCGATCAAGAACGACTTGATGGATAAGGGGCTCCCGCATGACGACGCGCTCATGTTTGCGAAAGATGTGCCGGACAAGCAGGGGTTTGCCTTCGGGGACAAGGATGCCTGGTCGAAGTGGAAAAAGGACGCCGCCGCTCAGGTAAATGAGTACGATTCCTACTTCGATTACATCAAGAACGAGATCAAGGCCGGGGCCAAGAACTTCAGTGAAGCCATAGACATGGCCAAGAAGAAGGGCACGTATAATACAGGAGCGGACTACGACGCTTACTACAACAACCCGCCGAAGAAGAGCCCGGAAGTTGGAAAGGTGTCAGAAGGGCCGACGTACGCCCCGCCACAGTCTGTGCCTAGCAAGTCACCAGTGGACCGCAGACTGGAGCAGCTTGCGGGCCGCGGCGTTACTTCCGCTGAAGCCAAGCGCGCTGCCGACTTCATCGCACAGCACCCGGATAAGCAGCACCTGTACGATTACACCTTCGCAGTCGAGGGTATGAATAACATGCTCGCCGGGAGAGAAGGGCACTGGAATATCGCGAAGGAGCCCATGCTTCGCGAGCGCGCCGCCGGCCTTGGCAGGATACTGGAGGATGCCGAGAAGGCAGGCCACGTGATTCGCGGTACCACGTTTCGAGGTCTGACACTTCCTCAGGAAGTGATCGATGTCTGGAAGGCTGCTGGCGGATTCAGGAATGAAAGCTTCCTGAGCACTTCAGCTACTGCGAATTACGGGGAGGGATTCGGCCATGCTCCGGGCAGGGGAGAGAAGCGCGTGCTTCTGAGGCTTCGGTCGGAGTCCGGGGTCCCGATTTCTGGCAAGACCTCTGAGGGCAAATCGAACTCCGCCTTTGGAAGTTCCGAGGACGAGGTTCTCTTCCGCCCGGGGAAGCGGTGGAAGATTTTGAGCTCGAAAGAAGACCCGGCGACCGGAACGGTAATCATCGATGCCATGGAAGTGAAGCGTCCGGAGTGGGGCCAGGCGCTCCCGATCACGGGTGTGGCTGCCGCAGCTGGAGCAGGAGCAGAGAATGCCAACGAGTAGAGAACAGGAGCTGCTCCGTGCAGCGGCCGCCGCCGGAATCGATCCGAACTCGCTGAGTCCGGTGCCTCCGGAAATGACGGTCGACGTTCCGCCTCCGTACATCACGCGGGCGCAGGCGCAGGAGATTCCGTCCGAGATGCTCACGCCGCGCGAGAAGCCGAACCGAGCGATGCTGCAGGACGTGCGGCACGGCGCCACGGCCGTAGGCCCAGATCCGGAGGCTGTGGGGCTCGATCCGTATGCCGCTGTCGGCAACCGCGTCGCCACTGTCGCCCGGAATCAGCCCACGGACTCGGAGAGAGTCAAGGGCGAGCAGGCGAAGACGGACGAGCGCGTCGGTACGGATGACATCTCGATGCGCAATCCGTCGAACTACGACGCGCTAGCCGACCTGCAGAGACGGTTCACGGTCAACGCCGTTGGAGCGATGGTGCCGGGGCACATGCAGCCGGAGCGCGTGACGACCCAGCAGGAGTCCGGGGTACCGATTCCGGAAGACGCCGCGATTCTGAACAAGCAGGGGTTCGAGAACCGGATCGAGTCTGCTGCGAAGCAGAAGGTTGCGAACGAGGCGATCGAACGAACGCGCGGTATCGCAGCAGAGCACGCGGCGCTCGCGGACAAGGTCCTGCTCTCCGGTGAATCCGAAGGCCAGCGCGAGGCAGCGAAGCAACGAGAGGGAGCGCTGCAGAAGGTCCAGGCCGCGCTCGATGCGCTTGACCACCCGATCGAGTCTCCGACGGACAAGATGGCGAAGTGGGGCGCCGGCAAGCGCATCGGGTTCATGCTGGCGTCCATGCTCGGTGGCGCGGCGGGTGCACGCACGGGGCAGAACCCGTTTCTTCAAAGCTTCGACCGGCAGCTCGAGGCAGACATGGCGACCGAGAAGCTGAACGCAGAGCAGCGAGGCAACAAGCTCCGCGGCGCTCAGTCGCTGTACGAGCTTATCCGGCAGCACACGCAGTCGGATGCCGAGGCACGTGCGGTGCAGCGGGCCATGTTCTGGAAGGGGTTCGCGAGTACGGTGGAGCGCACGGCGGCTCAGATGGGTGTGACGCTGAACGATGCGAGATTCAACGACCTGAAGGCGAGCATCGACGAGCGCTACCGCGACGCGCTGATGGACATGGCGAAGACGTCGACCGGGAAGACCACGGTCCAGAAGTCCGTGAAGTACGTGCCGCCTCAATTTATCTCGATGGCGGCAAAAGCAACTGGGCTCAAGCCAGCGGATGCTGATGCCAAGATCAAGGACTACATCGAGTACCGCGAAAAGGTTGGGCTTCCGGAGATGGATCAGACGTTAGACCTGATGCGGTCCGCGCTGAAGAACATGCCCGATTCGGACGTGAAGCGATTTTATCAGCAGCAGCTGGCAACGAATCCGGCGATGCCCTTCGGATCTTTGCTCCGAAACATCGCCGCGTCGGACGATCCGCAGGCCAAGAAGTTCATGAGCGCCATCGCAAGCGCGTTCTCTACGTCGGTGCGCGCGGCCGGAGGCAAGGCCCTCACCCGCTACGAAGCGCTGCTGAAGCAGATGGAGCTCGAGCCGGCTTACTTCGCGGAGTGGTACAACAACCTGGCATCGGAATACAATCGACTCGAAGGGGAGGCCCGCACTGGGCTCGGTGTGTATGGGCAGCGACTGGTCCCGATCATTGACCAGCTGAACGACTACCATCGCAACGCGCCGAACACGACGTCTCGAGCGGTGGGCGCCGAGGTGCTGCCCGAAGCCGTGCCGAGGGTGCGCTGAATGCCTGAGACCGCGCCCGAGAGAGCGAAGATAGCGACTGCTGCAGTCGACGGGAAAGTCTTCGTTCACAACCCGGTCACGAAGGAGACCGCGCTACAGGACCCGGAGCAGGCAGCGAAGAACGTATTTCTGGGCGGGTGGTTGCCTGTATCGGAGCGCGACGCGGAGGCGATCCAGGGATTCAAGGACCTGAGGGCTACGGTCGACGTCCCGGAGTCGATCGGGCTCGGTGTCAAGCGCGGTCTGACGCTTGGCCTGTCGGACCTGGCAGCGGAGTCACCGGAGGAACGTACGCTGCTCGCTGCAGAGTCAGGAGCGCACCCGATCATTACCGGTGCTGCAGAGCTCGGCACGATGCTCGTGCCGCTCGCGCTGTCGGGCGGAACGGGGCTCGGGGCCAGAGCTGCTGCAGCGGCGCCGGTCTCTCTGGCGGCGCGCGTGGGCGAGGGGGCAGCGCTGGCGCTGCGTGGCGAATCGCCAGGGCTCGCCGCCACGGCTCTCTCGCGCGCGGCCGGTGCAGGCATCGAGGGCAGCATCTACGGCGGCGCCCAGGCCATCAGGGACGCACACCTGGACGATACGCCGCTGACGGCCCAGAGGCTCATGTCTGGCGTGTTCGGCGGCTTTGGCTTGGGCGCGGCGATGGGGTTGCCCTTCGGCGCAGCAGAGGCTGGTGCGCAGGCCCTGGGCAGGGGCGCCGGGCTCGCAGGCGAAGGGCTCGAGGCCGGCGCGAACTACCTGGACCGGTCGGTTATCGGGCAGCGCGGGGCCGAAATCCAGCCGCAGCTGGCCGAAATCCTGAAGCCCGGCCTGTCCGAAGCGGATGCGATCGCGGTGGCACGCGCACACGGTCTCGCTGGAGACGAGTCGGCGCTGAAGGGCGCGGTGCGAGATTTCCAGGCAGCGAACCTGAACGACCCGGTTGTGTCGCGCGAGCTCTTCGACCTGGCGAACGCCCCGGGCGAGCTCGGGGAGCGCATGCGGGCCGAGCTCTTCACCGAAGGTCAGCGTCTGCGCGACGCAGCTGAAGGGAGCTTGGCGCAGGGTCTGGACCAGGTCCATGCGATGGATCAGGTCGCGCTGCGCGGCTGGTCCGGGCGTTTCAAGAAGCAGCAGATCGAGGAATGGGTACCGGAGACGGCGTTTCATGACGACGCCGCCGACGCCATCGCGAACGTAGCAGCCGTGCCGCTTCGAGACCGGGCGCATGTGGCGGAGATCGTGGCACGCGAAGTCGAGAGGCAGGTCGCGTTCAAGTCGAAGGAGTGGGGAGAGCTCCTGACTGCGCTCGGCGCCGACGAGACGAACGCGCTTAACGTGATCGAGAACGGCATCGCGACGGGAGACCGGCGCGTGGCGGCGGCGCTCTTCGGGTCCGGGCTCGGGAACAACGAGACGATGCGTGCACTCGTGGAAGCGGCCGGCGTGATTCCACAGTGGAAGCGAGCTGCGCTCGAGCTCATCGACAACGCGGGGGCGGCGTACGAACAGGCAGCGGCTCTGCCGAAGGGCGCGTTCGCAGAGGGCGGCCAGGGCAAGCTGAAGGAGGTGCTGGGCCTGCTCGCGAACGAGCGTCAGGGCATCGCCGCGGGCGGCCGCGCGAATGCGGCGGCGAGCCTGGACTACATAAAGAAGCGGCTCGGCTCGTACGCGGGCGAGGGCTTCCTCGGCACCGGGGACGGCGTCGAAGGCCTGGCACGTCTCTGGCACGAGCAGTTTCGGACCGCACTCGAGCGGCCCGATCTGTGGGGAGCTCAGTTCGCCGGCATTCAGCGCGACATCAACGCTATCCTGCATAAGCGCATTGCACGCGACCCGGCGTTTCACGGCGCATTCTTCGATTCCACCTATGCACCCGATCCGAGGAATCCGTGGGCAGTCGGAGAACGCGCGAGCCTGGGCAAGATCCGGGCAGCGGTGGACAAGTTTCAGGACCCGGCGAGCGCAGTGGAGCTCGACGCGCTCCGCGCTCACCTGGCGGAGTCGAAGAAGCTCGCGGGGCTGGTGAAGCAGTTTTACGACCTGACACCGGAAGACCTGCGCGTCGTCGAGGGCATCAACGGCGCCGTCGGAAACTCCGAACGGGCGCTGACCGAGGCGATGCATTACGCACGGCGCGTAGAACAGGGTCAGGCTCTGCGGAAGATCGGGATCGCGGGATCTGGGTACCGAGAACGCGGGCTACTCGGCTACCTCGTGGGCGGCCCCATTGGCGCAGCCGCTGGCGTCGCATTCTCGCATCTCGTCAACCCGGGACACGGGCTAGCGCTGAGAGCCGTACTAGAACGGGCGTGGGGTGCGCACGGGGCCCGGGTTTCCGCTGCGCTCTCGAAGATGTTCCGGAGCGGGGCCGAAGGCCTGCGCGAGGCCGGACCGAAGATCGCGGCCGGCGGGACCGCGCTTGCACGCCGCGCCGGAGCTCCCGGAGTCCTGGCGCAAGCGACAGGCGCAAACGTCGAGCAGCGGAACGCGCAGTATCGGCAGACGCTGAACGACCTGAACGAAATGGCGACGCAGCGAGGGAAGGTGCTCGCGGCCATCGGCGCAACTCTGGGCCCTGGGCTCCGCATGGCACCTGCGGTGCCGATGCACATGGCGGACGCGATCCAGCGCGCCGCGCAGACCTTGCTGCAGCTTGCTCCAGCCAAACCCGTGCCGAGCCTCTTCGGCGGCGCCGAGTACCGGCTGGTCTCCGACACCGAGCTCGAGCATTGGAACCGGCTCGTGAACTCCGCGCTCGACCCGACGTCCATCCTCGACTCCGTTTCCCAAGGTACGCTCACGCCAGACATGGTTGTTGTCGCGGAGCAGGCGGCACCAGAGCTGGTGGCAGATCTGAAGCAGCAGGTGGTCGCATATGTATCTGAGGTTGGGCAGGATAAACTGCCGTACACGTCAAAGGTCCAATTGAGCACGTTGTTCAACGTTCCGCTGGATATGACCATGCAACCAGCGTACATTCAGGCTCAGCAAATGGTGCACCAGGCTCGGGCCATGATGCAGCAACAGACTGGGCCGACGCCGGCAGAGCGCCGCTCGTTCGGCGAGGACGGCGTCCAGCGCGACTACGCCCGCAACACCATGGGCGCGGGAGACCGCGTCGAATCCAACGAGGTAATACGATAATGGCAGACCTGGATCTCATCTACGGCCCGAGGCAGGGCAAGCAGCAGCGCATCGCGGTGTCCGCGACCGGGAACATAACGCCTCTCTCGGCAGCAATCGTCGGCTCCGGCTGGGTCCGGATTCAGGCAGTCGGTGCCGACGTGGACTACCAGCTCGGAGGCGCCAGCGTGACTCAGGTCGTGAAGGATCAGACCGGCTCCGGCAACGACGTCGGAGACACGCTCGGCTCCGGGCAATCGGAACAAGTCTACATCACGGCCTCGGACACCCACATCTCTTGGGACGCCAGCGGGGCGGGATTCCTCGTGCTTCGCGTTGCGGGCCAGAAGAAGACCTCTCCGTCGCCATGAGCTTCAGCCGTCGTCCCGGGGTGCGCTTCAATCGTGGTCGGATTCCGACCGGGAATAATCGTGTGCTCGCTCCGCCGGGCACGGCGCTAGTGATTCAGCCGTCGAACGGGACGACGGTGCCGGAGGGCCAGCCGTTCACAATCTTGGTGCGCGTGGCCGCAGACCAAGCTCCGAACGTCACGAGCGCAGACTTCTTCTTCGACTACCCAGCGACGCCGCTCGGCGCAGGTACCCAGATCGATGCCCTGACCTGGTCGTTCACGTACACGCCGGATGTGCTGCAGCACGGCGCGCACTCGATTTCGGTGCTGCTCGGACGCACCGTCGGCGGCGCATTCCTCAGTAACTCAGTCACGGTGTCGGTATCTTCGGTCCCGTTTCCTGGTATCTGGGCAGCGAACAATGGGTTCTGGATTGATGCTCGGCTCATATCCGGAGCTCCGGGCGTCCAGGTTTCTACGGCTGGTCCGATCACGGAGATCCTGCTCGAGGCCGCGCCAGGTGTAACCGCGCCGACGTTTCAGGGCACGGCCGGCACAGCGCCGACGATTCGCGTGGGTGCCGGGTTCACGAAGTGTCTCGAGTTCGTAGCAGCCAATACGCAGACTGGAATCGGGAACGCAGCGCTCGAGCATGGCTCAGGCAAACCGATTACTGTGGTCTGCCGCATCCTCGAGTCGCTCGGATCTCGCGTGTCGACGTCACTCGGGAACTCCGGCAATACGAACAAGTTCTTCGATTGTGCCTGGAGCTCCGGCGGCATCACTCGAGCAAACCGACGCGACGGCATCCTCGGACTCCAGACTGCGCTCTTCAGCCAGACACTGGGCCTCACGACCAAGATCTGGATCGTGACGTCGTCGGACGGAATCAACTTCTACTCCTACCTCGACAACGTCGCGGATACGAGCAATCCGCAGCCGCTCAACACGGGGCTCTTCAGCACGGACCGTTACGCGATGGGCGCAGCATTTCACGCTGCATCCGTGACGAGCCCGATCGATGGCCAGATTCAGGTGATGGGCGTGATGAATCGCGCGGTGACGCCTTCGGAGGCGAGCGCGATCTACAACCACATCATCGCGAACGACCAGCCGACTCCGACCGGAACCCCCATCACCTTCATCGGTGACTCGACTACCGCATCCGGCGGAAACGGGAAATGGCGCAAAGAGCTCTATAACTGGTACAGCGCCAATAACGTCCACGTCGATGCTGTGGGCCCGCAAGCTGGCGGATCCTTCTTCGACAACCAGCACTGCGGCTTCGGCGGCAACGATATGGCCGCTGTCGTCAGTCAGCAGATCAACATCTATTACGGCACCGGCAAGGCGTACTCCACAGTTCAGTTTGCGACCCTGCTTGTCGGTACGAACGACGTGGACGTGCCCGGAAAGACCCTGGCGCAGCTCCAGACGAGCTACGATGCTGCCGTGACGGCGCTGCACACCAGGCTGACGTCCTCGGTTGCGACCGCGCGCATGTGTCTCGCCGAGTTCCTTCCGTATGCCACGTCGGCTCAGGCAACGGGCGGAGTCGACGCAGCTGCGACGCTGGTGGCGGACTTCAACGCCTGGGTACCGTCTTATTGGGATGCCTGGGACGCGGCGCATCCGAGCCACAAGATTTTCCGCTGGCGCCCGTACCAAGCGCTGGGCTCCGGCTGGAGCACGACCTACTTCGGCTCCGACTCTCGACATCCGAACGACACCGGGTACGCGCTGATGACGAACGATACGACGTACGGGCTTAGGAAGGCGTCGGATGGAACTCAAACCGTGGAGCAGTACCTCACTGCGATTGGACCATGAGATACCTGATTCTGTTTCTCTGTACATCGTGCGCGGCGCTCCCGCAGCCAGGGACTCCAGAGGCAGCGCGCGCGTGCGAGCAGCTCAAGAACACGATCCCGCTGATTCAGCAGTACGAATGGGACGACGACTGGGCCAGAGAGTCGTTCATCCTGCAATTTGCTGCGTATCGCGAGGAGCTCGGGTGCGACCCGCGTGAGGTGCCGCTGCCCTGCGGCGATATGCTGGTTCCAGGAGGACAGCTGTGATCGCGACATACGTCGATCCGGTGAAGACGCCGATGGCGCTCATGGATGCTGCGATGGCGCTCCGGACAGCGCTGTCGGCGGGCCGGAGCGAACTCGTGCGTGACGACGTGCTCTGCCTCGCGCTCGCGAAGTCGGCGCTCGAGACGGGGCGCTGGCGGTCGATGTGGAACTGGAATTGGGGCAACGTGAAGGCGGGCGAAAGCTACGTCGGCATGTACACGTGCATTCGGCTCAACGAGGTCATCGACGGCGAGGTGGTCTGGTTCTCGCCGCAGGGACAGGAAGGACCAAACGGACTCGTCGGCCAGGTCTACGACGTCCCGCCCGGCCACCCGCAGACTCGCATACGTGCGTACGCGAACCGCTACGACGGCGCCTACTCGTACGTCGAGGCGCTTGTGCAGCATTTCCCGCGCTCGTACGAGATGCTTTTCACCGCCGATCCGGTGACGTTCGTGAACACGCTGAAGGCCGAGCGGTACTTCACTGCGGCGGAGGGGCCCTATCGGTCTGCTGTTATCTCGCTGCAGAACGAATTCTTGCGCACGGTGCGCGGTTTCGAGCCAGAGGAGACGGACCACGACTGGGACGGGCTCCGGGCCCGCGTACGTGTCCAGCAATTCGATCCGTTGGAACTTGGCCGCGACGAGTTCGGCGACGAAAGGATCACGTGAGCGACGACGAAATCACGGGCGGAGAGAACCCTCTCATCAAGGCCATCGACCGGAGGCTCGAGCGGAGACTGGAGGGGTTCGAGGACAGGCTCGCAAAGCGGATCGATGTGCGGTTCGACCTGCTCGAGAAGCGCGTGCTCGCAGCGGCCGGTGTCTATGAACACCGCGTCCGGGAATGCGAGCGTCGGATCGCGAACCTGGAAGCAATCGTGCACGGTGAGAGCATGCAGAAGCTTCTCCAGTTTGCGGAACGCGCCAGCGCCGACACCGAGCCGCCGCCGTCGGTCCCGGAGGGCGGATGAACCGCCCGCGTCTCCCCAGCTCGCCTACCGGCTACCGAACGGTCGTCGAGCAGGCCCCGCGTGTCGAGCTCGAGCAGACCCCGCCACAGTCCTCCGTGCCGCCTCAGGGCGAGCTCCAGCTGCGGGGGCATGGCTGGAAGCTCTCGATGCCCTGGGCGGTCATCCTGGCGCTCGGAAGCGCCATCGGGGCCCGCTACCTGCCGACGAACACGAGCACGGACGTGAAGGTCGACGCGCAGCGGGCCGAGCAGGCCGCGCGCGACCGGCGGGAGGAGGAGCGCTGGGAAGACGTCCGGGCCTGGATGCGCGGCATGGAACAGCGCCTCGGCCGACTCGAGGATGCCCGGGTGAACGATCGGGCAATCCTGGAAGAACAGATCAAGCAGATTCGCAGCGCTGTCTCAGCCAATCGTGCCGCGCCTTGATGTTTCTCGCATCGTCCAGCGCATTGTGCGCCGTGCCCACGATCGGTACGGCCGACTCGCCTGCGTCGATCGCGATGCCGCAATAGATCCCGAGGTAGATCATCGGTCGGCTCCTGCGCGGTCGAGGGCGGCAGCAAGTGCCAGCGTCTCGTCCGCATCAACTCCCTCATGTGCGAGGCCAACTCCGGCGATGAGACTGTACTTCCACTTCGTCTCCTCACAGGGGGTCGGGCCGTACCATGTACGACCGTGACCGGCCGCAAGCCACCGCCCCAGCCGCTCCCGCTCCGCCTGCTCGGGGTCGACCGTCGGCTCGTCGGGATCCGGTGGGATCTCACCGAGAAGCGCGAAGACTCTGCGTAACTGAGATCGCGCATAACCCGCTACGGGATACGCCGACCAGAGCAGGGCTATCGCGGCCTTCAACTCGACCGTCGGCTCGGGGTGCGCGGCGACGACGTCCTCGAGCTCTAACGCAGCATCTTTGAATGCGTTCGACGCCTTGTCGTCCGCGCCTCGATTGGACCAGTCTTTGAGTTTTTCGACCAGCTTTGCCAGTGCTTCTCTCAATGTGTCAGCCTTGCGAGGCGATACATCGACCATCATGTAATCCGGGTCATCTCCTGTGACCATCGGCCGCTTGGTGATCGCTTCGATTAGCGGAAGCACCATATCCTCCGCGTACCGTAACCGAGCCACAGTCAGCATGTTCATGATGTCCCTTTCCATAGCATCAAGCTGCGTGTGACTCTCAGTGAAGTACTGTCGGACGTTGTCCATGGTCTCGACGAGACTCGGGAGTTCTGGCGTCGGCTCCGGGTGCGCGGCGAGGATGGCTGATATGCGTGCTCCGATACGTGCCTTCTCGGCGGCCTCGCACCGGCTGACACTGGGCTCGCTCTGGATGTCGAACATCAAATTGACGAACGCCTCTCTCAGCTTCGTGTCGGTCATCCTGTCCTCACGATCTCCACAGCTTCTTCCGGGCTCCAGAACGCACCGGCTACGCCGCCGCGTGCGCGGACCAGCTCCAGAAACATCTCCTGTTCCGGCGTGAGTCTGCCTGCGCCGGACTTCGCTTCCAGCGCCGTGAACCGACCACCGTTCGAGATCCCGATCAGGTCACTCGAGCCTGGTGCCAGCCCGAACCGCATGGCGCGCGACTGCCCGAGCGCCTTCCGGAGCAAGGCCGCCAGCGGAGCCGATGCCATCGAGATCCAGAGATTCACGTCTGCTCGCCGCACACCGACCATATCTGCGAATCCGGTAGAGTTCCGCCACATCACCAGATCCGGGAACTTTCGCACGAGCAGGAGCCGCGCGTCTGTGAGCACATCGCGCTCAGCCACTGGAGAGCTCCAGAACTCGGATCACATCCGCAACTACAAGCGCTGCCATCTTGGGGAATAGCCTGTAGGGCATTGCATCCAGCTCTAGCCAAGAAAACCCACGCTGATAAACCCTTCGCATCCCGGCTCTTCGCAATGCGAACTGGGCTTCCAACAGTTGATCTTTCTGAGACCACTCAACGCGCAGGTCGGGTGTTATCGGCAGAACGGCGGCCGTGATCTGCCCGATGAGCATACGTGCTATGATTTCTCGAGTCACTGGCGCACCCTCCGAAACTGGGTCCTGATCTGTTGCGTGCGGCACTCCGAGATCCGAGGCCCCAAGATCTCCTCGACCTTCTTGGCGTCGAGCTGATCCACCGTATAGCTGGTCTCCTTCCAAACCTTGCCATCGCTGAGCTCGATTCCGCCGCGAGCTCGAGCCCGGTCCTTTAACGCGGCCTTCACGGCCTCCACGGCCTTCTCGAGCGCCGGGAGTTGCTCGGCCATCAGCGCGTCGTTCTCGTCGGACAGGTGCGTCGTGGTCCACATCGGCAGGCGCTTGACCGGTGAGCTAGTGTCTCCGAACGCCGTTGCCAGCGCGTCGACCTGCGCCGTCGTCGCCGGACAGCTCCCGAGCGCTGGACAGTACCGGCAGTGGTCACCTGAGCTCGGCACAGCATCCCCGATCTGGATGTACATCAACTGAAGCTCGGAAGCGAAGCGCTGCAGATCCGACGGGTAGACCACGCACGCCTCTGCGAACACCTTCGCCTGGCGGACGTAGCAAACCTCGAGCCGCACCGGACCAGTCCAGCTCAGCGCCTTCGCAGCGCACAAAGCAAGGCTCAGGAGCTGAGCGTTCTCGGATACCTCTTCCACGAATTCCGGAGAGCCGGTTTTCCAGTCCCGGACCACGAGGACATCGGCCTCGACGACAACCATGTCCGCTGTCTGCGCGATCTCGGAATCCGCGAGTTCTCCGTACTCCCGGTTGATGTTCTCTCCGAGCACACGCACGGTGCCGCGCACCACGTCGTAAGCGTAGGCGATTTCTACATAACGCTTCGCACCTGGATTATCGGTCTCAGTGATATAGCGCAGCGCAGAGTCCATGAGCAGGTGCATGCGCGCCGGACCCGATGCGTAGACGAGCTGACCGGAAAGTACCTGTGCAATCAGGTCATGGAATTCGGTTCCTTCGCTTGCATGACCCTGGTCCGGTGCCTGCGTGTACTTCACATCCGAGCGCGCCCACCAGAGACACTTGCGCGCGCGGCTGAGTGCTGAGGCTGTGATCTTCATGCCGCCTCCAGAAGCGCCAAGAGCTTTTCTGCCTGACGTAGGTACGATGACTCCGCCGCCCACGCCGCCGCCCACGCCGCCGCCG